AAACCCTTCAGCGATATCTTTACGTCCTTGTCTCGTCAATGGAGCAGACGCAATGGTTTTTCCAATATTATAAGTATTTTTAGCGACTGTGCCTGTTGCTTTTGGTAGGCCTAAAACAGTATTCTTGACTATCCCTAAATTACTATCATCACGAAAAGCATCCTGCCCTTTATCTAGGATTTTCTTAGCACCTTGTAAGATATAGTCTAAAGGTGATGTTGCCATTTTAAAAACCTAATTCTTTTAATGCCTGTTCTTTTTCTTCATCACTAATTCCCGAACTTGTGGAAGATGTTTTTGTTGAAGTTGACCCTGATTTCTTATTAAGAAAAGCAAATTGTTCGCTTTGAGGAGCATTAGACATCCCAGCCTCAGCGAGTTTCTTTCTATCAGCATAACTAAAGTTAAACTTTGGTTCGGTTGTTGCCACTCTAGTAGTAGTTGGTTTACCAAGATAAGTATTCATTAAGCCTTGTTGTTGAGTTTTAGACTCAAAACCTAAACCTTGAGTTGCCCCAATCGGGATACCATAAGAAACAATGTCTTTGAATGTAGTTGTATAAGCATCGGCCCCAGCTTTGATAGCTTTCTGAGCCTTTTCTTTTTGTGTCTGTAAGAGTTTGGCGTACGAAGAAGTTAGGGAGTAGATTTTAGACTGTGATTCGAGGTCTAGTTTCATTAGTTCCTTAGTAATGTCTGTAGCTGATTTGGTTAAATCTTCCCTTATCTTATTAGATTTGTCCGCATAGCCATTTTCAATAGCGTCAATACCTTCATTCATATCAATTTCAAGCTCTCGGATCGCCATTGTGTACTTAGCTTTAGTGTTCATCTTCATTTCTTCGTACTTCTGGTCCAGTTTAACTAAAGACTCACCTGCCGCCCCTGTAGTATTCAACGCACCTAGCTTCGCAAGTAAGCCAGTCATATAGTTCTTAGCCTTTAAGCGGTTAGTTTCGGTCTCAGCTAGAGCCATATCCATTTCGGCACGGGTTTTATCTATCTGTAATTGAGCTTTTTCCTTGTAAACACGCTTATCGTCAGCTAGTTTTTCCTCAATTAGGTCTAATTCCGCTTGTTTGTTGGCTTTTTCTAATTCGAATACCCCCATTTTTTCTGGTGTACCAAGGTAATAATCTTTCCACTGTTGAGGAATACCAGCTTGACGAGCAATTTCGTTCTGTAAGAGTTTATCTTGTGGCATATTAAGGAGAGCTTCGGGATTAGTGACGACATTCTTCTTCATTTCTGAGAGATAAGCCTGACTGTCTTGGACTTTAGCTCCTAGATTAAGAGCAGAACCAGCTTGGATTAAGTTCGGATTGGTGATTTGAGGGTTTAAGGACATTATTTCGGCCACTGATTTGCCTGTTCGGGAAGCAATAGCACTTAAGGTGTCACCCTGTTGGACAGTATAAGGTTGAGCCGAGGCTTGGTTGGCTTGGATTTTAGACATTATCTGCTCTAAAGTCCCTCCATTAGCGACATATTGGTCTAAAGCACTCTTAATTGAAGGATTTGAGTTATAGTCAAAGTTCATTTCATCCACCGAGTTCCAATTTTTGCCAAATTCTCCTGCCGCACTCTCCATAATTCCAGTCATTTTATCTTCTTTCGTTCCCATACTGTCCCAAGCGGAAGTCTTGGCACTGTTTAAGTTGAGTTGGAAGTTATCAGAAGCCTTTTTGACATTCTTTACTTTATCAATATTACCTGCCTGATAGCCGAGAGATTGCATTGGTACAGCCTGATAGGCCCCTGAGGAGTTTTTAGTATAGGTTCCAGAGATAGCTTTTCCCTGAGCGTCTGCAACTGGTTGAGTTTGCTTGGAGGCAACCCCAACATTAGCTGTTTTTTGTGGTACGGCAACTAACTGACCATTTTGGACAGTATAAGTAGGTTGAGTTTTGGGATTAACCGACATACTTTTCCCTGTAGTGGAGACACCAGAACCACCAGACTTCAAAGTATTTACCGCACTTGTAGTTTGCTGACTTAAGTAGCTCTTTAAAGAGGAGAGAACCTTCGACAAGGCACTCTGTGAAGCCGAAGCGGTCAAAGTCGCCGATCCGTAAGTCGGGGTTGTCTTCTTGACAGTCGAGGTCTTCCCGTCAGACCAAGTTGTCTTCCCTGTCTTTATCGAGGTTGATTTGGGATATGAAGTTTTTGTGGTGGTTTTCTTGTAAGCCATAATAATATTTAATTTATAATTTAATTAACGATAGTCCAATCATTTTCGTCTGTTGTGCCAGTAGCGAAATAGACTTTTTTGGCTGTTGTATCCAAATAAACATCTCCAACTTTTTCAGGAGTTGAGCTGGGAGCAGTTGTGCCAGAAGAAATCAAAGGCATAGAGTCGCTAATTTCTTGAATAGTCTCAGCTGTCACATTGTTTCTAACTGTTTCCCCGATAACGTGAATTTGTTCGGTTGTTCCGCCAATACCTCTAGCTGATACAGTCACATAATCCCCAGTACCGTCAGTCCCTACAGCCGTATAAGTAACGATTTCTCTTAGAGTAGAAGAAGAAGGAGAGATGACAAAGCGACCAGCCGTGACAGTTGGTTTAGTTGAGACATAAAAATTACCAGTTCCAACAGGCCAGTCTTGAGCGATTGTCTCTTTATAAAAATTTTCTACAGGTGTTATTGCCATATTAGTTATACATAAAATTCTGTAATAATTGCCCGACCATTACCGCCTGCACCAGAAGCATAGCCAGCACCAGAAGAAGTACCGCTTCCTCCCCCACCGCCAGCAGGCACTGTCCCAGCTGTCCCGACAGCATTACTTCCTCCAGCTCCACCATTTCCTCCATAAAGAGATGTTCCACCAATGTTTGTCGTTCCGCTACCACCGCCACCGCCACCGCCCCATTCAGAATTTCCGCCTTTCATCGGGTTTGACCCTCCAGCCCTAGATCCCATTCCACCGCCTCCGCCATAAAAAGAATTTCCACCATTACCACCATCATTATTATCTGTACCTCCACCACCACCAAATGATGAGTCGCCTCCCACACCTGCAGTTCCTACCGCACCACCAACTACCCCACCACCAGCACCAGGAGTATCTAATGTCGTATTTCCACCAACAGTAGAACTTCCGCCGCCACCGCCACCGCCACCATCTGTTCCTGAACCACCACCTCCTCTACCTCCGCCATAAGCAGTTACAAGGCTTCCAAAAGTAGTATTTCCTCCAGCATTTCCATTATCTCCAGTAACCGCAGCACCTCCAGCACCAATTGTTACTGTTTCTGTTGTTCCTAAAGCAGAAGCTTGAAGTCTTATTTTTTTATAAGCACCACCACCTCCACCTCCGCCATTAGCCGTTGGAGAACCACCGCCACCAGAACCGCCAGAACCTCCACCACCCCATAATTCGACATCAATATATTTAAGTCCTGTTGGTTTTGTCCAAGTAGCTGGAGAGTCGGCATAGTTATAAGTTCTTTGTATTGTTGCAGGGTCTACTAGTGGCACTCTCGGATCATTCGTTCCCACAGCAATCGGTTCGGTAGCACTAGCAGGGGCTACACTCATTTTAGCAATGCCCTTAGTTATAGTTGAAGCGTCTTGAGTACCACCAGCGACAATCTGATCTAAAGCGTCTGAGATCTCTTGGATAGTTTCGGCTGTGACATTCATACGGACAGGCTCGCCAATAGTGTGGGTTTGAGCTGTTGTGCCACCAAGTCCTCGGTTGGCTAAGGTTATCGTTAGATAAGTACCATTTCCGTCAGTCCCTTTGGCTGTGTAGTAAACTATTTCCCGTAATGTCGAAGATGAAGGAGAGATAGTGATATAGCCCTCGGCTGGTGTTGGCAAGGCAGAAACATAGATAGAAGTTGCCCCAGTCAAGGTGACAGTTCTCGTAATTGTTTCCTTATAGAAATTTTGAATTTGGGTAAGTGACATAATTTTAGCCTAAACTTATAATCGAACTCGGTTTTGATAATCTTCGTGGCTGACGAGCCCCATACAAGGCCCACTGAGCTATCGTAAAGGTCTCGTTAAGGTTGTTGTTCGCCAATCCTAGGGTTACAGTCTGAGCTTTAACTAACATAGATACTCGTTTCTTCTCAAATGGAGCACCACTAACATCTTCACCGAAGCCATTTCCATAGAGTTTCTGCCCAAATGGCACTTCACCAGTCGTTGCGTCCATATCTTCTAAGGCTTGACCAATATAAAACACCTTAGATTTAGTCTGGCGGAGATCGTAAGCGTCATATTTCACTGTAATCGTAATGCGTCCCTCTAAGGTCTTGAACATTAAGTCTAAGTAGCGATATAAATTGTATTTAGAAAAGTCTTTATCTTCTGTTTGTCTAAAAAATACCTCACTAGCAATAGCTACAGCGTTGTCTGCCTTTAAAGTTTCATCCCATTTAATAACTCCAAAGGGTGTGACTGATTTAGTGGTGTAGACCACTCCATCAATACTGGCAAAATCATAGACGGAAGCCTTAATTCGGCTTGCATACTTAGTCCAAGCGTTCGCATAGAGGGTATGACAGACAAAAACCGTATCAGCGACACTAGCACTGATAGGCACAGCTAAGTAGAAGCGTCTGTTGTTATAGAAAGTGGCTACCTGAGCATAGTTACTGGTACTAATTGTAGATAGAGTTTCCTTAATATCGTTAGAAATGATAGAAGAATTGACCCCCAGCACCCCTGTTTGCTGATCTTTGAAGCCAATCGCCCTTACTTCACGACCTGTAAAGAACCAAATGTCGTTTTCTACCCAAGTTACCGCTTTACGAGAGCAAGCACCGTAGTTATTTGACTGGATTTCTAGCTTAGGTAGATAAGTGTCAGTAATAGAGTCGTAATACCAACTCATTTTCCAAATAGAGTTCTGCTTGAAGATTAAAAGGTAGCCATAGTAGTTCTTTAAAGACATTACAGTGTCAGTGCCTAGAGGGTTTAAGACTGAGGTTCCGCCAAAAGTCTGTGGAGTGGCAATATCTGAGTAATAAACTGTCAAAGTTCCCATTGTCCCTGTAGTGACCCCAGACACAAACATTCTATCCTCAAAGACTTCTAGGATATTTCCTTTAGGAGCTGAGGCATATTCGGTAAAACTAGTACCATCGTATTTAAAATAGGCTTCTGTGCCATTGCAACCATAGAGATTATCATTATAGACAGCAAAACCAAAGTATTTATCTGCCGTATAGGTAGGGGTTAAGTTATCCCAGACCCCAGTAGTGGCATTGTATTTCTGTAATTTAGTCCCCATTCCTCGTAAGAAGTGAGAAGTTCCGTCTTTTTTCTTATAGTGGTAGAGCGAATGGCATTGCGTTGCAGTTGTCACACCAAACAAAGCCACCCCCGTATCTTTGGATAGGTAGCCCTCCTCAACAAAGTTCATATTGCTAGGCACACTTCGTCCAGCCAAGTCGTCAATATCAACGGCCTTAGCCATATCGTTGTTGATTATTGTAAAGTTGTCCTGCTTAAATCCCATTAAATGTAAGAAGTGTTATCTAATAAATTCTGCTCCGAGAACATTTGACTACTACGGACATTGTTTTCCTCATAATTACTCATTGTCTCAATCTTCTCTTGGAGCTCGGAAGCATACTTCTCTCGGAAGAATTTGCTTAACTCCCAGTCCTGTAGGTCCTCAAAGGCTCGGTATAAAATCCCATAGACAATTAACTCGTGGAAGTAGGTCGGGATAGAAGGGCTAACTGCCGAGGTCATTGTGGCAAAAGTGGGCCAGTATTTAATCGTTAGGCTTGCTACTGTATTAGGTAAGACCTTGATTGTTCCCTCCTCAATCGTCACCCCATAGGCTAGGGTTTCCTTCTTGAAGTCCTCAATCGTCATTTCAGGATAGAAATTGTTAGCAGAGTCAAAGGCGTCACCATAGAGAGTTCCAAAGTCAGTCGGCAAAGTTCCCACACCAGAAGTGAAGGCTACAGTCGCACTTTTTATTTTGTCGTTGGTGAAAGTCTTTTTGGCTATGTCATCTTGAGCAAGGTTGGCATAGATATAGAGAATTTCGTCTTTCAAAATCTCGGTTGTCGTTTCGAGAAGTTTGTTACGAGCTATGGTGATAATGTTATTACTTGTCATATTTAATTTATTAACTGGCTAATCTCTAGGGGTATAAACCCCCAGAGGTAGCCAACTAAGGTTAGCTGTGAGCAGTAGTGATACGCATAACTCCACCCTTGTAGCGGTTGCCAGCGAAGACCTTACGGCCATAAACGAGCAAACCTTTACAAGTAGTAATGAAGCTATTTGGGTCAGCCTCAGAAGGGATAACGGAGACTTTGTTAATCTGAGCAGCAAAGGACATAAAGTCTTTACAGCCAGCCAAAATCCAGTAACCACCAGTGGTAGCAGTGTTGTTACCATCGATAAGTTCTGAGAAGTAGACCTTGAAACCAGCGATAGAGCCGATTAAGCCTTTCTCAACGACATCCGTGTAAGCTGATTGAACAGCAGGGATGAATTGAGTGGACTGACGAAGCAAAGCCTCAACAGCAGAGTTAATGACAATCCAGCGTCCCTCACGAGGAGCTAGAGAGGCAGACATCGCAGTTGAAAGCTCTACCAAGTATCGGTAGATAGTAGCCTCGGTGACGGCCAAAGCAATAGCACCCTTAATCTCATAGGTGTTGCTAGCTCCAGGAAGTAAAGCTCCACCTGTATAAGAGGTTGAGCCAACGTCAGTAACGGTGATAGAGTCAGCATCGCTGTAAGCTGAGACGTAGTAGTAAGGGGTCAAGTCTTCAAACTTGATGAAGCCTCCAACCATACCAGCCGTGAAGGTTGTGCCTGAACCAGTGACAACACCAGTTGTAGCGGCGACCGAGACAGTTCCAGTGGAGTAAGAGGTACCGATGACGTTTCCGCCCCAGACGTTCTTGCGTCCATAGAGGAGGATGTCAGTATCAATAAGTTCGGCCATATCTCGCTTGGAGTTGGCGGCATACTCATTGATAGCGTCAATATCGTTCTGAATCTTATCAATATCATCAACACCGAAAGAAAAGTATTGCTGTTGGTCAATGATAAGGTCTTCGTAGGTAGGGGTAAGCGATTGCTTAACCAATTCCATACCTTTTGTGTAAGAGGACAAGGAAATCTTGCCAGCGGTGCGAACACGAACACGGTCTCCACTATCCTTAATCATACCCTCATACTGAGTGTTAGTGATAGAAGGATAAAGAGTGTCGTTGTAAAGGAGTTCTACCAACTTCAAGGAATACTTGACTGGAGTGAAGGCTCCCATTACAGGGGTTATAATTTGTGCCATAAATTTGTAAAATTAGGGTTAATATTAGCAACTAATTCTACAAATGAATTATAAAGCTATTTGAGCTTGCCAGAATTTAGGTCGGCATTGTATTCCTTGGAGTGCTTGGCGAATTGAGCTGGGTTTTCCAACATCATTCTGTGCCAATCCTCTAGGGAGCGAGATGAAGTTGGGACTTTCTCGCCACCAGTGCTTCTCTCTAAATCAATGCGATTTGCTTTCTGTTTTTCCTCCTCGATTCCGATGTCCTTCGCCTTGTCAAATAAGTGGATTTTAGCCATATCCTCTAAGATAACATCAATGTTATCAGGGGTATTATTGGGGTTAAAATACTTATTCTTGAACTCATCTTTGGAGTTTACAAGGTTTGGGTACTTACTGACCACTTCAGCTAGAGCTTTATCAAACTTAGTCTCGTTATAGGTAGTCTTAGCGAAAGCAATAGCAGGGTCTTTATAGACATTTTCCATTGCTCGCCTTGTTACCATATCGGTATAAGCTATCAAGTTAGCTTGTGCCTCGGGGTCTAGTTCTTCGAAACCAGGGTATAAATCATTTGCAGGTGGAGTTTCCTCCTCGCCTTTTGCCTCGAATTGCTCTTTAAGACGCTTGTTTTCCTCATAGAGGCGTTGAGCTTCTTTAGCTGACTCGGCAAACTTAGTTCGGTAATCAATTTCAGGTTCGGCTTCCTCAGTTGGATTTGTTGTTTCAACAGTTGTCTCTGTTTCCGTTCCTTGTTCAGATTGAGAGTTGGCCTGAGCGTTCTCAATTTCTTTATCAAAGGAGTTTGGGTCTTGCATATAGTTTATTTTAAGCCCGTCCAATAGGGTTAGGGCGATTATTTCTTCTTAGTAATCTTCTTAGCTACCTTCTTAGGAGTTTCTACTTCAGTAGGTTCCTCGATAGGAGCTTCGATTTTCTCAGCCACGCCCTCAACAACGGGGACTAGGCCAAGACGTGCTTTGCCAATTTCGCTGACAAGAGACAAATTCTTCATAACAAAAGCAACATCGCTTTCATTAAGGGTCTCTTGAGCAAGAATGGCGTTAATTCTTTCTTGCATATTTATTTGTTAAAGAGCGGATAATAGTTACTCGACCTCGGTTGCTTCTTCGGCACAGTCACAATCAACAGCCGAACCTTCCTCAACGACATCTGTACCAGTGACCTCGGAGGTTTCAACCTCTACTTCGGTCCCAGTGACTTCATTTTCTTCTTCCATAAACTTATTTGTTAAAACTTATAATCTAATTGGTTGCTCCTTGCTGGACAGTAATGGAGCTAGTGGCAACAGTCGCACTAAAGGTAGTTCGCATAAACTTAGCATTGATGTCTTTCACAATAATTCGCTTGTTTGTGGTTGAAGCAATAGTCGAACTATTCGCCCAAGTATGAGTAAGAGTAGTCGTAGAATGTTGGAGAATTTCTAAGCCAGTAGCAATAGCGGCGGCGTTAGTGAGAAGTTCGTCAAATTGGTCTTCGCCATACCAAGTACAAGTCGTTGGGTTGGCATTAAATCCACAATTAGTGTCATTAGTAAATTCATAAGTCCAATTAAGAACCGAATCGGAGGTTGAAGCGGTCATTTTAATATCTAAGAACGCTCCGTTAGCATTACTAACATCTAAAATAAACTGTTTTGTTTCACCAGAAGGATACAAAGGATATACAGTGGTATCAGCCACAACTGATGCCCCACCTAACACTCCTTCACTCTTTTGAGTATAAATATAGCCACCAACAACTAAGGTAGTTAAGGCGACAGCGACTAAAATAATAATTGATTTCTTCATCTTACGATTGATTAATACGAGCCTCTAATAATTGTTTTTCTAATTTAGGGGAATTAAGGAAGTTTTGGATATTTCTAATCATTTTTACCTCCATTTTTCGGAATATCTCGGTTTCTTTTGGTAAATCTACTTCGGTTAAGCGAGCAATAGCTAGTTGTAATTCCATTTCTAGGAAGGAAGTCACGTCTTCGTCTGTCAATTTGCGTCCAGATAATGCTTCTTGCCAGCTCTTATATGTCTCTTTTTCCTCGGCT